CGCGCACAACTTGTATTTGTTGGACAAGTTTGGATCGGATGAGTTCGACGAGTTCGTCGCAACCGTCAAGCACTACGTCCTGGCGGAGGGGTGCCAGGTCATCATCCTCGACCACTTCAGTTTGTTAGCCGATGGTATTGCTCTTTCTGTTGACCAGCGTCGCGCTATTGACCGGTGCATCAAAGCGCTCAAGGAACTCTGCGTCGAACTCAAGATTGTCATGCTCGTCGTGGCGCACCTATCCCGGTCTTCCGGCATGGGTCCGGCCCACGAGGAGGGTGGTGAACCGACGCTCTCCGAACTACGAGGATCTCATTCCTTAGCTCAGATCCCAGATTTCGTGGTGATGCTGCAACGTAACCCACGTGCTGAAGACAAGATCGAAGCGAACACAACCAACTGCTGGTTGAAAAAGAATCGGGTGAAAGGAGAGTTAGGGCTGATGTCTCGGCTCCACTACTTGGAGAGTTGCAAGTTCCATGAAATTGGATCAGCAACTGTCACTCCCATTAGTCAGTCACCGTTTGCAGCATGAACACTCAACAGACAAATGAACACACAATCACTCAACGCCTCGTCGCTGCCTACTGGTACAAAGCCGACTACAACCATGACTCTCCGCAACGCTGGGGCCGCGTTCTTCACGTGGTTGCGGACGAAATCGAGAGCTGGACAGATGAGCCGCTCTCCCCTTTGGAGATTGCTGGTCGCATTAAGGAGATCGCTAATGCCGGGTAAGACCGTCTACGTCGAGGTGGTCGAACGTGGCGAGGCTGGTCATCTGTTCGTCGGTTACGTCGACAACACCACCAATTGCTTCTACGACCTGCAGGACCTGATCGACTTCTTGATTGACCACGAGGTCACTGACTGCGATCAGATCTGGGACTACCTCGAAGGATGGGAGGAGGAGCTGGCATGACAGTTCTCGCCGTCGATTCCGACATGCTGTTGTTCCGCTGCTTGTCATCAACAGAGGTCGAGGTCCAGCTCAACGACTGGGATTGGACCCGACACTCTGACTGTGCCCAGGCGATGGAACGTTACTGGGAGTACGTCGACACGTGGTGCTCCCAGATGGCATGTGATCGCTCGACTGTGGCGCACTGCTTCACCCATGGCAGTGCGTATCGCAGGCGGATCTTTCCCACGTACAAGCACAACAGGAAAGACAAGCCCAAGCCGATTGGCTTCGGAGCAATGCGTGCTCAGTTGATGAGCGAGCCCAATGCTTTCTGCTTCAGCGAGATCGAAGCCGATGACGTGATCTCCTTGTTCGCGTCAATGCCTGGCAACGAAGTCGTCGTTGCTTCAGGCGATAAAGACCTCAATCAAATCCCAGGCTGGCACGTCTGGATTGACACCGACCCTTTCCTAATCAGCGATGAAGAAGCCGAACGTTTCACCTGGATCCAATACCTTACGGGCGACGCCACCGATGGCATACCCGGTTGTCCGGGAGTGGGTGCCGTCGGAGCAAAGAAGATCGTCGATGCGTTCGACCTATCCCGGCCTATGGATTGTTGGGAAGCGATTGTTCGGGTGTATGGGAAGAAGGGGAAAGTGGACGACCCACACAGCTTCGCCCTCACGCAGGCGCGACTGGTGAGGATGCTCCGCTGGGGCGAATACGACTTTGACAACAACACCGTGAAACCATGGACACCTCCAATCCCGACGTCCTCAAGCGCATCATCAAACAACAGATGAGTGATGAATTGTTTGAGGCATTAGATGCATTGTTCCCAGAGAAGACACCAGAACTATCTGACTCTATTGATCAGATTCGGTACGCTTCAGGACAGAGATCTGTCATTCGCTTCTTAAGGGGGCTGTCTTAAATGTCGAAAGAGTCGAGGGCGTTAAAGAAAGAGCTCCGCATGGCAAGAAAGCAAGCGGAGCGCGATCGCGATCGTTGGGAAAGAGAACTGGGTCGGCAACGAATTGCCGCTCAAGAGCAGACTTCTGCATACAACCAACGGACTGACGCCCTCACCTCTCAACTCGAAGCTCTCCGTATTCAAAACCAGGAGAGCATCGCTTCCATCACTTCTGGCTACGAGCAACAACTCGCTCAGTCCAGTGCCAACTCTCAAAAGCAGATCGCATCCCTGAATGACCTGATCATTCAGAACCAGAACGCTTTCCAACAGCAATACGACGCCCTCGAATCCCAACGTGTTGCAGCAGAGGCTGCCTACGAGGAGCAGAAGCGCGTCTCAACCAACCTGGCCAACGCCTACGTCCCCGAGTCGCAGGCCACTGCCACCGCTCCAACCCTTGGAGTTACCGCTGCTTTGAACACCAAGCGCAAAGCCAAGGACAACGAACTGTCGTCCCTCTCCATCGTTTCCAACGTGCCGTCTGGCGTTGCCGGATCGAACGCTAATCCCACCGCTGGTCTCCAGATCGCCTGATGAAGAACACTGCGCAGTCCAGGTGGAACGAGCTCGAGCTCTACAGATCTCTCTATCTGCGTCGGGCCATCGACTGCAGCAAGTTGACCCTGCCGACTTTGATTCCAGAGTCGGACATGAACTCTGGTTGGAACGGCGAGCAGTACAACGCCGTCCCTTCCCTGTACCAAGGGGCTGGAGCCAACGGTGTCAACAACATTTCCGCCAAGCTGCTTCTTAGTTTGTATCCACCAGCCGTCCCGTTCTTTCGGTTGACCATGGATGCTGCACGCATCCGTGACTACGCCGTTCGCGAGGGAGCTGAGGAAGACAACGTCTCCAGTCAGATGGACCAGGTGCTCTCCAAGATGGAGCGCCAGATCCAACGCAAGCTCGATCAGATCTCTGCTCGCCCTGCTCTGTTCGAGGCGATCAAGCACCTGATCGTGGGCGGCAATGCCCTGCTCTACATCGGGCAAGACCGGATCAAGATGTACTCCCTCCGGAGTTTCTGCGTTGACCGTGACCCCGAGGGGAACGTCAGCGAGATCGTGCTGAAGGAGTCTGTCTCCAAGAAGTACCTCCCTGCTGGAGCTGACACCACAGGGGACAACAAGACCGGCAGCCAGACCGGGAAGGAAGACAGCCCGATCGACGTCTACACCCACGTCACCATCGACCCGCAGAAGGATCGGGTGGAGTGGTATCAGGAGTGCTGCAACAAAGTCATCCGTGGCTCACAGGGTTTCAGCCGGGTCGACAACAACCCCTGGCTGGTCCTGCGCCTGCACTCCATCAGTGGTGAAAGCTATGGGCGCTCCCTCGTGGAGAACGTCCTTGGTGACCTCAACAGTTTGGAGAGCTTGGCTCAAGCCATCGTCGAGGGAAGCTTGATCAGTGCCAAGGCCATTGGCCTGGTCAACCCCAACGGCACCACCCGCGCTGACGTTCTGGCACGTGCGAAGAACGGAGCGATCGTCGCTGGCAACGCTGCTGACGTGGAGTTCCTCCAGGTGCAGAAGGCCAATGACTTCAGCGTTGCACTGCAGACCATGCAGCTGCTGGAGAAACGGATCCAGTTCACCTTCCTGGAGAACGATGCGATCCGCCGTAATGCGGAGCGCGTGACCGCTGAGGAGATAAGGGTCATGGCCGAGCAACTGGAGGAAGGCCTTGGCGGGGTGTACTCAATCCTGTCGGCTGAACTGCAGCTGCCCCTGATTCGCCGGGTGATGTACCTGATGGAGAAGGACGGGGACTTCCCGCCCATCCCTGACGGACTGGTTGAGCCTGTTGTCACTACTGGCCTCGAGGCGATTGGCCGTGGCAATGACAAAGCAAGGCTGACTAATTTCTTGCAGACGATTGCAGCGTCACTGGGCCCTGAGCAATTCACACAGCTGATCAATCCAACAGAGTTGATTCGCAGGTTTGCTGCAGCTGACGGTATTGATACAGCAGGACTTGTTAAGAGCGAGGAACAATTGCAAGCTGAGCAAGCACAACAACAACAAGCTATGTTGGCGGAACAACTCACACAAGGAGCGATCCAAAGTGGAGCAACGGCGCCGCCGCAACCCAGCGGAGCGACAGCTGGCGGAGGAAATCCAGTCCCAGCAAGCCCAGTCCCAGCCTGAAGCGACTGGCAAAAAGTTGACAGCCGACAAGAAAGGCTGGCGGCAGAAACCTCTGCCGGACGGTGGTCACATGTGGATTTAGGACGGATTCAACCATGGCTGAAGTCAACTTCACAGATGCACCCGGCGGATCCCCGCAGGAAGTTGCAGCAGATGCAGCGGAAGCCGCAAAGGTTGAAGCTGCAAGGGCTGAACTTGTTGATGAACAAGCAACTGAAAGTGGCTTGATTCTGGGGAAATACGAAAGCACTGACGAGTTAGCCGCTGCGTACCAGAACCTTCAGAGGGAGTACAGCAAGCTCAAGGATGGCTCAGGTGACGAGGCTCCCGCTCCCGCAGAGGAAGCGCCCACTCCTGTTTCAGACGCTGATAGTGGAGAAGATCCCGTCGAGGCTGAAGCTGATTCAGGGGGGATTAGCGGAGAACAACTGGCCTCCATCAAACGGGCCGGTCAGTCGTGCAGATCGAATCATAAAATCTGGCCATGGATCGTCACTCGGAAAGTGTACGAAACGCCCGGCTAGCCGTGGCGCTTTTTCATCTTCCTGTTCGGCCGCGCCCTCCTCGCTGTCTGACTCGAGGTATGGCTTAATCTTTTCATACCAATAC